GGACGGCTGATTACCAGCCCTTCTCGCTAGCGTAGTTCGAGATCGTCTCCGAGAGACATTTGTGCCGTCGAACCCAGTTCTCCGCCCAATCCCATTCGTCTTGCACGAGTTTGGCGAAATCACCCTCATCGAGCTCGATGATGTCTTGTTCCGTCATCTCGAGCATCGCGATCGCACGCGCATAGTCCTGCGTGTGATCCTCAGGGCACGGCATGTGGATGTTCACGTCGCAAACATCGCCGGCTTCGAGCTTCGCAGTTACGTCTGTGAGCGCCTTCAGGGCCCTGGTCTTGAAGCCCTCGATAGCTTCCTTGCACATCTCTTCGTGCCGAATTTTGTTCTTCTGAACAATATCCAGCAACTTGGTACGGTCCATCAATGCTTTGAGGTTCAAAGTATATCTCCCTATTAGGTTGTTAAAGTTGGCACGTTCAAGCCCGGTTGTATGTCCGATGACAGCACCGAGCGTTTCCTGCGCGTAAAATTCAAGTCGTGTCATGAAAAATCCAGGTCTTTCCCCCAACAGGTCGGCAATACGTGCCAAGTCCGCTGATGGGCATAGCGATGACCGGTAGCGGGTCCTTGCGGCGTTGACGCATGCATCGCTCGGCGTCGTGTCCATTAACGACACAAAACTTAGCGTCCATGTATAGCAATACTGGGTTATCTCGCGCAGCTAGCATACCCGCAAGTGCGTCGATAACCTCTGCATCGTATAGGTAATCATGTAATTCCGTCGCCATCTTGTGCACATCCGCGCCGATTCCACCAAAGAACGGCGTAAGCCTATGCATGATGCACGCGTGTAACGTCGCAACAGCGCCACGCTTTACTGCGCTATCAGCAAGTTTAGCCGCGGCAGTTCGCCGTTTACGATGTTTGGCGTGCTCTAACTTCCAGCAGCTGCCCAGCACGTTACGAATCGTACGCAATGACATACCGCTCTTACGCATATGGCATATCGTTCTACAACGCTCCAAAACGAAGTCAGGCCAATAGCTGGTCCTCCCGCGACCGTTGGCCAGGTGTTTGACCGTAGGTTTTGGAAGTAAGTCTTGCTCTGCCCATCGTCGAAGCGTCCGAGAAGACTCAATATCCAGCTCGGCAAGGATCTCTTTGGTTGTGATCATGTCAGCACCCAATTAGCTCCTTGAATTCGGTTTCATTTAGCACAGTGATGCCAAGCCTCTCGGCTTTGGCCAGCTTGGAGCCAGCATCTGCACCGGCTACGAGGTAGTCCGTCTTCTTAGAGACGCTGCTTGCCGCTTTTCCTCCCGCCGCGACGATCGCTTCTTTGATGCTCTCGCGCGAGAAGTCTTTCAGCTTACCGGTTGCGCATACAGCCTTCCCGACCAGCGGACCATCACTGGGCGCTGACTGGGAACTGATCGGGTCTTCGAGGCCCATGTTAAGTCCGTGCTCGTGCAACCTAATCAGCAGCTCACGATTGGGGCGCTGCGCAAACCATGCCAGTATGGCACGGCCGGTCTCTTCGCCGATCCCGTCAATCGCCATCATCTGCTCAAGACCCCAGGAGCGCGTCAGTACGTCGAAGACGTTTACGTTGTCTGCGTAGTTTGCCTGGATTGCCTTGCAAATGAGCTCGCTGTTGGTCCGCCCGCAGTGCTTGATGTTGAGCGAGGCCAGAAGTCGCCAGGAAGGGGCTGTTTTTGCCCGTTCCAGCGCCTCCAACAGTTTCTTCGACTTCCCGGGCGTCATTCCGGGGATGGCCGCCTTGGCGGCCATCTCGTCGCCTAGGGCTGCCCGTAGCGTATCCACGACGCCTTGCAGTTCCCACAGCGACGAGAAATCCTTGATAACCTCTGCCGCCATCATGGCCTGCACAGCCTTCGGCCCGAGCCCATCGATGTCCAGCCGTGACCGGTCAGCTGCTGCCAATATCATGGCTTCCAGCTGTGCCGGGCAGCCGGCTGTATTCGTGCAGAACACGATAGGCCCGTCCCGATCGGTCGGCGCACCGCAAATCGGGCACGCACCCGGGGGTGCGAATCGCTCGTTGCGTTCTGCGTTCGGATCTTTGTGCACGCGCACCAAGTGCGGAATGATCTTTCCAGCTTTCTCGATCGTTACGGTATCCCCAACCCGGGGATCGAGCCGCTCGACCTCGTCGAAGTTGAAAAGTGTGCTCTTCTGCACCATCGTCTCAGCGATTTCGACAGGCTCGTAATATGCCACGGGGGTTAAAGCGCCCTGCTTGCCCACCTGCGTCTCGAGCTTGACGATCTTGGTCTCTGCTTCGTAGCGCTCCCATTTATAGGCCAATGCCCACGAAACGTGCCGGGACGACGTCTGACCGACCTTGATGCGATCCTCGAACGAGTCAAGCTTCAGCACGATCCCGTCAACCGGGTAGTTGATTTTGTCCATCTTCTCAACCAGTTGTTCGATCGCTGCTTTAGCCTCGTCGTACGGCAGGTTGCCGTGTGATCCGTCAATCATAGGCATGCCCAGCGCATACAAAGCAAGCATGGTTTCCGACCAGGAGTCGCCGACCGTGTCAGGGTCGAGGCGTCCCAGTCCGTGCGCTACGAAATGGATATGGCGCGCATAGCATTCTTTCGGATCGTACTGCCGTAAGGCGCCGGCCGTTGCGTTCCGCGAGTTCTTAAACGGCTCGTCGCCAACAGCTTCTTGCAGCGCCACGAGCTTTTGAAATGCATCGTTTGGAATGTACGCCTCGCCGCGTACCTCGACGATACCTTTCGGGTTGATCATCGGCGTAGCGTCGCCAAGCGCCTCCAGCATAACTGGGTGCAGAATATCGTGTGGCACGCCGCGCATTACACGCGCGTTGTGTGTAATATCGTCGCCCGTTTTGCCGTCGCCCCGTGTCACAGCCCGCGCAAGCACGCCGTCCTTGTAGATCAAACTCACCGCACAACCGTCGATCTTCCAATCAACAGCGTACCTTGGCTCGCGATCCAACGCGTTCTGCATGCGTGCGTGGAACTTATCCAACTCCGTCAGATCGAACCCGTTATCGATCGACATCATCGGTACCAGGTGCGCCTGCGCCTTCACGCCTGTTACGGGCTCGCCACCGACGCGCTGCGTCGGACTGTCCGCAGTAACGAGCTCGGGATTTGCCGCTTCCAGTTCTTGCAGTAATGCGAAGAGGTTGTCGTACTCGAGATCAGTTATTGTCGGCGTACCGTACGTGTAATACCACTTATCGTGTCGGCGGATCTCTGCGCGTAATTCTTCAATCTGATGGATCGGATTATCCTTGCTTGTCATTCGGTTTCTCCAGTGTAAAGAGCGGCAATTTGGGCCGAACCCATTTCGGGTTGTCGGTTAGCCACTCGTCAAGTGTTTGCGTTGCGTTGAAAGCAGCCGCGGCACTGATCAGCACAATCGTGTCACGGGCGCAATCAAAAAATACTGCGCTTAGCGGTAATGCGCCCTTTACCAGTTCGGTAATGAGCTGGTGTCCGGCAGCGGGTTGATACCATATCGGTAACGTGATTTCGGCTTCAACGATTTCGATTACGTCCTCGTATAGCTTCACCGGCATCTGCACGAAAGCCTCATAATGCGTTGCTGTCATGGTTTTTCTGTAACCTCCTTTCGTTTGCGCGGTTTTGCTTTACGGCCAGGATATTTTTTCCTGCCGCGCAGTAGGCCTTTAATGAACAGCTTGAACTCGAGGTTAGTCATATGTTGGTAGTTGTAGCCGCAGCAGCACGGCGTATCGCCGCATTTTGGGCAGTCACTCAACATGTTATTTGCCTTTCTCTTGCTGGTACTCCTCGTACAACGTTGCGATTAGTTGTAAAAATCGCCAACGCTGCGGGCCCTGTCCGCACTTTGCCATAATGTCTGGACGATTTTTCATGATCCAAACATCAGCGGCAGAACGCTGTTTTGGAGACATGATCTCGTCCCAATACTGTTCTGGCGCGCCTTGACCTTGCGTTATACGGTTATCGAGCGCATTTTGAATCGCCCACGGGAGGTACTTCATGGTTGCCTCCTTGGATCGTCCCGCGCGCGTAGGTTTACGTGTCCTCGCATATCGGCTCCTTTATCTGTTAAGTATTTGCTAGCTCGGCCGCCCCTGCTTCTGCAACTGCGTCGCCTGCGCGTGCACACTCTTCGAGTTTATCTGCAAAGTACAACTCGTCGGCGTCAGCTTGTTCATTAACCCTGACGGCAATGCGTGGCAGGTCTGCTGCGCACAGGTGCGCAAAGCGCCCGACATGCCATTTGTTGCTATACCACTCGTGATACCGCCGGAAGAACTCTTGCGAGTGCTTATGGTTACGTGCAGTATTCACTGTATGCAGGCCTTCGTGGCGCAGTACGTGCAGGTAGTAGTCCCATGCAGACGGCGTCGTCTTGAGTTGCCGCACAAGCTCACGGTTTATTGCTATGAACGTGCGCCCGTCTGTCCATGACTGCCTTGGCCCGTATCCAAGCACAATCCGACGTTTTACGACCGGCAGATCGTCATCGCCATCGCGGCGGCGTGGACACCCGCCGAGCGCGTTGTTCGCATTCTCGCGTAACACGGCCAGTACGATCTTCTCGATACGAATCAGCTGCTCGTCAGGCACCAATTGGCACTTTGACTTAAGCGTGACCATCAAATCGTCCCATGGCATATACGTCAGGCGACAGCGGTCTCTTGCAGGCAGGCGCTTGTTCGCCAGCTCGACGATATCTTCAAGGCTGTCGCAGCCCCACCGTTTCAGCATCGCACGGTCTAATACGCATGCCAACTCGTTCATGTGGATCTGCTCTACTTCGTGCCGGTGCCCAAACGAGAAACCTGACTCCGGCGGCATGGTAACTTTACCGTTACACGCATTGAAGACCTGCTGTATCGTTGCGTTTGCGCGCTGCTCGTACTTCTTATAGATACGTGCGCGCTTAAATGGCTTCGGCTCGATATTGCCGTCTTTCGCCTGCGCGACGAACCGCTCGTGATCTTGCTCCGTTAATCGTTTTGGCGCTGCACGCGGTGTAGTTGCCGCGCGGCGGCTGGATACTGGCGTTTCTTCCTCAGCACGATCCGCTAACGCCTTCTTTGCAAGCTCTTCGCGGATAGCCTTCCATATTGGGCAAGAATCCATGATGTCGTTGCGAGCAAAGTTCACCTTGATGGGTTTCTTTGTCACTACGTCACCGCCTACGCCATATCGATTACGATAGAACGACAGCACCTTCACGCCTTGATTATATACGCGCAGATCTTGGTTCTGCTTGAACCGAATGTCGGCAAACGGAAGCTCTAAGTCCCACGGGACCTTAGTGCAGTCAACTGCAAACGGTTTATCATTCAACGTGATCGGTATCGATACGTACTTACAGTTCGCTTTGATCTGTTCGACGATCTCGGCGAATTGTGTGTGCGAAAGCTCGTCGTATAGTTGAATTGTAATTGTGCATCCCGGGTGCGGATCGAGTCCGCTCTTCAGGTGGTAATCCAATCCATCGCGCTCGATATTGATGTTCATTTCGAACTCGCCAGAGCGCCAAATATTGTGGCCGAACGCGAACAGCTGTCCGCGGCCCATACGAAAACGTCCGAACGTCTTCGCTTCCCGGGCCTCGTGCGGTTTACCAAAAACCTCAAAGAAGTTCTCAATATCGTCACGAGACCGAAAGCCTTTACCGTTGTCACGGATGATCAGCGTGCGCCGCGTAAGCTCGAGCTCGCCCTTAGACGCGCCGGAATCGATGAAGTTCATGATTCCTTCGCTCGCGGCCTTCCATAGGCTACCTGCTTGACGCTTGATTACGTCAAGCAGTAGCTGGTGGTCCATCTTGAAACTACGTCGTTCCCTCGTCATTACTCCTCGCTATGGAAATTCTGCGCGGCGCACGTGTGTCGGCCGGTTCTTGTACGGCTGGCGGCGCCTCGTCATGTGTGTGAAAATGCGGGTGGCGATACAACGCTTGCTTTCCGCGGGTCGTTTCGATCTTGATGATATTACCCATCATGACCGGCGTGCCCTGCGAAGCGTCAAGCGTACGTAATGTTATGAGCTCGGGATCGTCGCCGCAGCTCAATGTGATATACCCCGTATCAGTGTCTCCCCACGCGCGGCCGGTCACCGTGTTGCCGTAATGAATACGAACACGTTTACACAGTGCCTTTTGCCGCTCGTAAGGAATTGCTAGCTCTTTTTCGAAAAACTGTATGACAGCAAGCGGGGTGTTCGGAGTGTATAGTTCCGGATTGTAGGACTCGCGCGGTGGTTCTGTATCCTGCACGAACCCGTCCACATAGCTGAACTCAAGAGGGGGAGAAGTCATAGATAGTGACATCCTCCGGCAATCCTGGAAAGCGCTGACCGAGCTTATCTACTGCTCTATTGTAGGTATCCGCAACGTCAAGCCTCGCCTGCCGGGATACTTCGTCCACCAGGATATTCAAATCTGCGCGATCGCGTGACACGTGATGGAACGTCATGGCGTAGCCGCGCTTTCGATACTCATCGAACGCCGCCCACAACTCTTGATGCGAGCGCCGCGATGCGGGCCTGTTACCGGCCGTCGCAACGATCTGCGAGTCAGTGACAATGTGAATCTGCATCTGCTGACTCACGGACTTAAGCTCGCGCCACCTATGCCGGCCCGGCCCGTCGCGTCCAGTGTACCAGGACAGCGCGTGCAGATACGGAAACAATTCGCCGAGAGTCACCGTGCCGGTGTTCATGGCGCCGTAGAATAGCTTTCTGGCTCCACTGTACTTGTCAATAAGTACGGCGGCCCAGCCAGCTCCCATTTTCCAACCCTGGCCCGAACCGTCGCCGACGATCAGGGCATCCCAGTCGGTAATTTTCAGATGTGTAAGAAGGGCACTAACGGTCGAAAGACCGCTGATTGGTTTCTTACCCCTCTTCTTCGTGGCCGTGTTGGTCGGCTGTTTGCTCATCTTCTCCTTGTTGTATGTCGGCCGCGACTTGTTGAGCGTGCGCAAAATGCGAACTCACGCCGGAACCGATCACTTGTTGTAACTTACCTGTCTGTATGCCGAGGCGGCAAAGCAACGACGTATTGTTCAGGTCACCAAGCACAATACAGGCCGGCGGGTCGCCGATCTCTTGTGCATAAACTACAGCGACGGCCATGCCGTCGACCTCTGGGTGATTCTTGAAGATAGGCTCCAATGCAGCCTGCACAGCTTCATTCACTTCTTCGTAGAATTTCTTACGTTCTGGCATCGTGGTCCTCGCAATATTGATCAGCTGATCAAGATTTGTCGTACGGCGGATCTGCCACGTCGCGCGTCTCTGACAACACGTCCAGGCTCGATATTGGTAGTCGCTCAGCCAGCTGCTGTGCTTGCTGGGCTGTGTCCGTCTCTACGTTAACTTCCGCGTCCATGGTTATGGTAACCGGTATTGTAAATTCAGGCATCGACTTCTGGATCTCCTTCGATTCCTAGCGCAGTCACCGCTGCGCCAATTAGTAGTGATAAACGTGTGGCCGCGAGCGCGTAGACTGGGATGAACAGTACTACGTCCCACGGCGCAGTGAGCCAAAGTAAACGTGGGAGGTAGAAGATGGTTATGAGCCAAAATGACACATGGTACGTCACGCAGACGCGGCAGGTCAGCAACTTGGACCAGAACCAGCGCCAACGATCGCCGAGTGTCGGCCAACTGAAGCTGGATTCGATCTCCGCCCGCGGCTCTCCCCAGGCAAGCAAACTGTCGCGCCACCCCTCAAACAAGCCGTCTTTCATCATCCAAGCATTGACGAGGGCGCCTGACGCCAAAAACAGCATCACAAAGTCATAAATCGGCATCAAATCTATCTCCGAGTACATCGACGTTGTCGATCTTTATCGGCCTGCGCATAGCCCTTGCCCTGATGGAACAATCCGTAGATAATTGCTCCTACGATTATCAGTGGCAAAAAGAAATCAAGACCACCGAGGATTTTTCCACAGATGATCGCGATTATGAGCAGACCTATCGAAAGCTGGAGCCATTCACTAAACATCTAGCCGCTTTCTTCAGGTCCAAGGTGCCAAGGATCGTTTTGAGTCGACGACCTGTCCGGCGGTGGAAACCCGTCCGTCATCCCTAAAGCCACCGGAAGCGGCCTGTCGACGGGATAGGAGTGGACTGGGTTGTCGCCGGGGCAAATCGTTGCAGTAGGCCGCCTGTGTGTGGGCCTAATACCTGCGCGCTCAAGAAATAACCTTGCATTCTTAGTGACTGTCATAGCAGCCCCTCCTACAGGCTGGAGATTATAGGCCTTCGCAGTTTTGCATAGCCTTTGCTATCATTTGAGACAGCTGCTCAGCAAAAGTAGCATATAACTTGCTACCAAGATGAGCCAAAAGCGCTTGGTACGTGCCCAAGCGCCACTGAAGAAGTCTTCGACCATTTCGAACTTCTCCAGGTCATTGTCAACTTTTTCGTCAGGATTTGCCATGGATGATAGTCCGGTTTTTGCGGAACCAGCCGCGCTAGAGTCGACATTAGCAACACTGTGTGCCGGCGAAACTGCCGAATCTAATGCTGCTGATCGTGTAGCTGCGTATCGCAAACTGTTGCAGACGGGAGCCTTCGATACGATGGCGCATGCGCTTCCGCTCATGCTCACACTGAAGGGAACGCCGTATGCGCTAGACAACCACTTCCCGTTTGAAGAGTTGTTTCGCTTCAAAATGCCATCTGCCCTAGTTTACAAGACAGGGCGGCAAGTGTCCAAGAGCACATCACTTGCAGCGCACGGCGTAGTGTCGTCTGCGGCTATTCAGAACCTGACGACACTCTACGTAATGCCGCTATTCGAACAGGTTCGGCGTTTCTCCACGATGTTCGTGCAGCCGTTCATTGACCAGTCGCCTGTCAAGCGCCTGTGGACTGGGACTGACACCGTCAACTCTGTACTACACAGAAGTTTCCGCAGCCAGTCCAAAATGTTGTTTTCTTTTGCCTTCCTGAACGCCGACCGTATCCGGGGTATCTCCGCGGACAAGATGGCGATCGATGAAGTGCAGGATATGAATCATGAGCATATCCCCATCATTCGCGAGACGCTCTCAGCATCGAAATGGGGGCTCCGGCAGTTCACCGGAACTCCGAAGACGCTTGATAACACGCTCGAACAATTGTGGGAGGAAAGCTCACAAGCCGAGTGGTTTGTGCCGTGCGCGCACTGCACGACGAACGGGTTCCCTACGTGGAATATCCCGACAATCGACTATCATCTGGAAAAGATGATCGGGCCGTACCATTCCGACATATCGGAGAAGCACCCTGCAACGATCTGCTTCAAGTGCCGCAAGCCGATAAGTCCGCGGCTGGGTCGCTGGGTCCATCGGTATCCTGAAAAGGTATGGAACCAGGCCGGCTACCATGTACCACAGATCATCATGCCGCTGCACTACGCCAAGCCAGATAAGTGGGCCGAGTTGCTCGCCAAAATGGCCGGTAAGGGTAATACGACGGTAAACATGTTCTTCAACGAGGTACTGGGAGAATCCTACGATACAGCGTCAAAGCTCGTTACCTTGACAGAGCTCGACAAGGTTTCGAACCTCGGCGTCAACTCGCTTGCAAAAGCAAAAGCGCGACGTAGCCTGTACCGCATGACATGCCTTGCCGTCGACTGGGGCGGTGGCGGCGAGCAAAAGGTCAGTTTCACCACGGCCGCCTATCTCGGTGTGCGTCACGACGGCGTAATCGAGGTCATCTACGGTAAGCGTCTGCTGACGCCTCACGACCACCTGCGCGAGGCTCGTGAAATCAAACATATGTGGGATACGCTTCGCCCGACTGTGCTTGCACACGACTATACCGGCGCAGGCACGCTACGTGAAACGTTTCTCGTACAAGCCGGGATCCCTACGCGCAACATCATGCCGTGTCAGTACGTACGGTCTGCGTCCCAGCAGCCTTGCTACCACGTCGCGCCGACGCCGCAACACCCGCGTTCGCACTATCGCGTAGACAAGAGCCGGACGTTGTTGCTATCATGCGCTATGATCAAGTGCCAACGGTTGAAGTTCTTCAATGCGGACTTCAACAGCCCAGAAGATCCGGGGCTGATTCGCGATTTCCTGGCACTGATCGAAGACAAGATTACGACAATGGGTGCAGGAGAGATCTACCGCATTACGCGACAGGCTGGGTTTACAGACGACTTCGCACAAGCGGTCAACCTTGGTTGTGTAGCAGTGTGGTATCGGACGCGAAACTGGCCAAACTTAGCAGAAATAGCCGATTACGCCA